CTTCAGTATATTTAAGATAAATATCTTTAGTAGCTTTTCTGTAATTCATTACAGCTTTGCTAGCAATAAAGTATTTACCTGTCCATCTTCTTCCATTCTTACTAGAAGGTACGTTTCCCGGTATAAACCATTTCATATATTATTTATTTAAAGTTTCTTTCAATAATGGTTTTAGCATTGCATGCAACTTATCAAATCCTATCTCTACCATAGCATCTGATATGTCTTTACATATAGTTGGAACACACCCGTGGATTTTATATGTATTAGCATACTTGTCCACAGCATTCTTACCTGCTTCATCATTATCAAACAATGTAATAACTTTCTTATACTTTTTCTTAAGATGCTCTATGATATGAGGTTTAATCATAGTGTTCTCTGAATCAGGAGCTATAACTTCTATGTTATAACCCATGCTTCTAAGACACATTGCATCTTTTAAAGATGAACATATAACTAAATAAGGTTGGTTAAACTTAAGTTGATCAAAGCCCTGCAGATATTGCTTTGCTTTAAAAAACTTATGCTTTTTACTATGAGGCTGATATACTTTGTATACTTCACCATTCTTATCAAAATAACCATAGCAAAATTTGCTACCTATTTTTAGTTTCTTAACTTCATTTGATTCCTGTTTAACTAAGTTGTAATAATCAATTGGCTTTACATTATAAGTATCTAATAAAGATTTACCTATTCTATATGACAACCAATAATTACTATCATCTACAGTCCAATCTCTAAGATTTATAAAGTCTATTTCCCATCTTGTTTGTGGTATAAACTTTTCTTCTTTATAATCAGATGTTTTTATGAACTTGTTGTAGTCAGATACTATTGTTCTCATAGCTTCTGAGAAATTGATACCAAGTATTAACTTAACTAAGTCAACCTTGTTACCACTCTTACCAGTAGAAAAATCCTTAAACTTATATTGCATAACAGTCTTATCAACATATATACAAAAGCTTGGAGTTCTCTCATTAGGATTAAAAATAGATTTAATTTTTAAGTCCTGACCTGTTAGTCTTTCTGGTAAGTCTAAATAGTATTGGAATACCCATGTGCTTGGTACATCTGATCCTTCAATTACAAAGTTCTTAGTGCTAAACATATTCCAAAAATAAGAAAAAGAAATGGGCCCAGCATTATACTGAGCCCAATCTTTTGGTTTATATTAAAGGTCAAAGTCATCACCTGTTGTAGACACAGGCTCAAAACTTGTTGTTGTAGCTGACTCTTTCTTTAGCATTGGACGGAAATGATTTGTATCATTTTTATCAAATGTTAATAGATTAGAATTCTCAGCATCTAATGCCTCTAATGGTGAACCATTTCTTGATCTCTTAGGTAAAAACAAGTCATTATTTACATAACCTTCTTTGTTTTCCCACTCACGTGCACCTAAGCATGCATTGATATACCCAGTATTAGCACATACTGTAACAGCTTTAGCCATGAAATCCTCAATGGTGTTAGCTTCAATTGCATCTAGCTCATTTCTCTTACCAACTACTTCAGATAAAAATACCATAGCCTTTAACACTTCTGTGTCACGGCTAATTTCATTACCATTTGATAATGTAGCATCTTTAAATGGATACGGTGAGAATCTTACTCTACCTACTTGACCTTCAAAACGTGGACCATTAGGATTATTCATGTCTTTCAAGAAGCCATTAAATTCTCCTGTTACTGGTTCACCTTCTATGTGTAGTGTAATATTAAATGCATCTGCATCATAAGGTGTTTGATCAAATGTTATAGAGTTGATCTTTACTTTGTGGTTACCTGTTCCAATTACTGGTTTAGTTCCGCCTGATCCGGCAGACATGTCTTTAGTACTTAACATAATTCTGTTTTTTAAATGTTTATTAATAATTAATTGTTGTATTCTTCAATACGTTGTTTAACAAGCTGCAGGTCATTAGGGATAAAACTATCCTCAAACATACCCATAGGTGATTTACATGTGTTCTCTCCTGAGTTTTGTGTTTCAAAACCATATTCAAGTTCACCATCATCATTTTTATTTACTTTACCAAATAAAACTATAGAGAATAGACCTTCCAAAGTTAGAGTATTGTCAATCATTTTACCAATAGTCTTAGCTTTAATTTTTCTATTCCCGTTTATATCAGTTGAATCTTCTGAATGAGTCAAAAAGATTACAGTTAAATCATCTCTCAAATCTTTAGGAAGTTTTGCAACCATGGCTAAGTTGGCTGCTATTTGAGTGAACTTATCATAACCTTTCTCATTGGCTCTATCAAAATATTCAAAAGAACTCATATACTGCCAGTCATCTACTACAATTGTTTTGATGTCTGTCATTTTATCATTAACATGCTTCATTGCTTTAATAATACCAGGAGCACTTGCTGCTGATGTTAAATTACCTTTAGGGTTATCTTTGCTAATCTGAGTATACTTACTCTTGTAGCCTTTAAACGGTAAAGGTTTGTTTGCAATGTTTATAATGAAAGTCTCTTTAGGATCTAATGTCCTGATTGAGGTAGACTTTCCTGTACCTGAATCTGCAATTACTAATACGCTTTGTGCCATGTTTATTTAATTAATTTATTGATTACTTTGGTTAGTGTTATTAATGTTTGATTAATGTCTTCTAATTTATTTACTAATGCAGAAGATGGTGTCTCATCAGGATTAGGTAAGCTAAATAAATCTGCAACTTTACCTGTATCATTAAACTTTTGAACTGGTAATTCTTTAGATGTTACATCTTTAATAACTTTTAACTCACTTACCGGAATTAAATGTCTCTGGAATCCTGAGTTGCTAGTAATTAACTCATACTCTGATTTCCAATGAGGGTTGTGTTTATGTAGATATAATGTTCTTTTAGGGTCTTCAGTATCATAATCAATACTTACAAACTCTGTGTATATATCTTTTTCTTTCTCCATTTCACTAGGAAAGAAGCTAACGTGTAATTCATCCTTGCCAGATGGTCTGTAAGCCATCTTAGGAATATATAATGCATTAATTTTTCCTTCTGTTTGAAAGTAATCTTCATGCTCTTCTCTTAATTTTGTAACTTTAGCTTTACGCTCTGCTGGTGTTAATCCCATAACTTCTCTATTTAATTTTTTAGTATTTATCATCTCCTTTCTTGTTGTCCAGGTGTAGCCATCTCTTCAATTTGCATTTGTTCAAACTTTGCTTTGAAGAAACTCATTCTTGCATCACCATTTCTAGCTTTCAGGAAATGCAGAACTAATGTTCTATCATTTTCTATTATATATCTATCAGGTCCATAGAACCTTATCTTTTGTTTAGCTGGTCTGTTGATACCTATTAACATATCTGCATGCTGAAGCATTGCATCTGAGCCAAATATATCTGACTCAAGTATATAGTTACCATATTTACCATCTATAGCCCTATCCGGGTTGTCTATATTCCTATTAAGTTGTGACAAAGCAATAAACAAACAAGGATAATCTCTTTTACATTGTGTAAAGAACTCACCTAATTCAAATAACATATCTAATGTGCTATTCTGGTATGGTGCTCTCTTTACTAACATAGTATGGTCAAGAGTTATCATTGTATTTACTCCTTTATGTAAATTCATATAGGCATCTATCTGTTCACGCATCTGATTAACAGTCATAGGTGTACTAATTATGTCAACCGGGTGCTTTACTCTTTCTTTAGCATATTGATGACATGTGTTTAATGTATCAGTACTTAATGTTGATCCTGCACTACACAGTTCTTTATAAGTCTTACCTGTAATAGAACTAAATTCTCTGATTGCTGAGGTTCTACCCACCATCTCAAATTGAAATTCTAATACTCTAAAGTTATCATTAGGATTTAATGCAAATGATTCTCTGATAATTTGATCTTTAATTAATGTTTTACCTGAACCAGGTCTACCACCAATTACAGTCAATGTATTCCACTCTATTCCGTCTGTAGCAGCATCATTAAACTTAGGCCAAGGTGTATATATAGATTTCTCTTCTCCAGTTGATCTCTTAAACATATATTTAAGAGCTTCATTAAAGGCGGCATACTGCCCAACCCATGCTTCTGATGTTTTTTTCATACTACGTTTTCTTTAAAGTGATCATCCTCTGTACTGACACCTTCTAGTATCATATCACAGTAGTCTGCTAATGTTGAGTGTTTAACTCTATGCTTATCTTGTTTACATACAAAGTACTGGCTAGTCTGCATATACATGTATTGTGCATCTCTGTACTCATTTACATACATTTTTGTAGCCTTCATTATATCTTCCCATGTATAGTCATAAGTTTCAAAGAACCATCTAAATGCTTCTCCTAATGCTTTGACATTATTTCTTGCTGGCTTACCGCTTGGTAATTTCTTAGCAGGAAATACTTCTCTATAGTTATTTATCTTATCTACAAAGTTTTTACCCATAAGTTGTATATCAGTCTTCTTCTTTGCTTTAATAAAATAATTATCTAGTTTCACCATAAACAACTTTGCTTGTGGTGTTAGTTTATATACTCCATCTTCTAAGTTTAAATAACCTAGGTTTACCAATTGCTCTTTGTCTTCTTGTTTAGCTAGAGGCAAGGAAATTTTTTGCTTCATGCCAA